CAGGTGCAACTCTTTCACATAGAGTTATAAAATTTACAGGCACACTTAGTGCAAATGCCACAGTAACAATTCCTTTAGATGTTCAACAAATGTATGTTCTGTTAAATGGCACAGCAGGTGCATACACGCTTACATTTAAATATGTTTCTGGATCAGGAAGCACGGTTGCTTGGGCTGCTACTGATAAAGGAACTAAACTTGTTTATGCGACGGCTGATCATGCAACTAATCCAAACATGGTTGATTCAGGTATTGGATCTACTGCAGGACATGATTTAGATGGTAATGAATTAATTTTAGATGCTGATGCGGATACAAGTATTACAGCAGACACTGATGACCAGATAGATATTAAAATTGCAGGCGCTGATGATTTTCAATTTACA